CAACTGAAGGAAATCTTTATCAGTTGAAACAATAACCACCTCATCTTCTTCATTTAAGACTTGAGTGGTTAAATAACCAATAACATCATCTGCCTCAATTTCATCGTAAATCATTGTTTGGACAGGTAGGTAATCTAATACATCATTTAACCAAACAAACTGCTGTTTCATCGATAATTGTTCGTCATCTTCGGTCATCATCTCACCATACTGTCTATTTACCCTAAATCTTCGGTTTTCTCTACCGGCTTTATAACCTTCGTAGATTTGTTTTCTTTTTTTAGAGCCACCCTTACCATCAAAGGTAACAACTACCCTCGTTGGGTTAAATTCTCGTATTTGAAACCCAATAGATTTGAGTGAACCAACAACTCCACCAGTATGGTCTCCATCCTCATTCATTGTAGGATTAACAGTCCATGACCTGATGAAGGTGTTTAGTCCATCAATAATCATCACTCTACTATTCCTTTCTCGAAGGTGATTTGTCTGATGTTCCTCAGTTACTTCGTTGAGGATATTTTTGTAGAGTTTCTTCATTATGTAGTTGTTGTTGTGGTGTAAGTATTTTGAACACCAAAGTACTTATCAATGGTTTCCAATCTATCATTTGCATCTACCAACATTTGTAATGCAGCTTCTGCATTCTCATAGAAATCACCAGTTGAATGGTCACCAATCCCAGCGGGATGTTTCTCCAACAACTCCAATGTAAGGAGTGCTTTTGCTTTATCTGCCTCAGCAGATGTTCGTAACATTTCTCTTAATTTACTCATAACTTATTATTTTAATTTAATCTCCGATAACTTGCTCGTCTATCGTCAAATTATCTATATCTTCCGATGCCGTTTTATATTGAAGAATTGTTGCTTCACAAATCTTTTTATAAATCTGCTCTTCCAATTCTGAGTTATTTTGTAATAGCTCAGGGAAATCTTTAGCTTGAAACTTAAACTCTTCACCAGTCTCAGTATCAACGTAAGTGTACCAAGCACCACCTTGTTTAACAATCTTCTCATCTTTCATTACCTTTAACCATGCACCATAGTTATCAATACCTCTATCAAAGAAAATTTCAAAATCAGCATGTCTAAGTGGTGGACCCATACGGTTCTTCACAACTTGTGCTCGTACTTTAATACCTACAATTCTATCAATACCATTTACCTTCGCCTTAATACTTCCCATTCCTTTTAACCTCAAACGTACCGATGCATGGAAAGCAATTGCTTTACCACCTGAGGTAGTCCAAGGGTCAGAAAACGGCATTGCGTTCATTTTCTGTCTCAACTGATTTGTGAAAACCAATGTGATTTTCTGTCTACCAATTAAGTTAGTAATTTTACGCATTGCCTTTGAGATGATGATTGCCTTATCAGTTGCGTATCCATCTTTACCATAATCTGCATCCATCTCCTTTTCAGTTGATGCTGCTGCTACTGAATCTACTACGATTGTTACGAGTTTATCTTTCGATGCTACTCGTACTTTCTCAATAATAGTTTCAGTATATTCGAAACATTGTTCTACTGTCTCAGCTGCTACATATAGTAATTTAGATACATCCACACCAATTACTTCTAAGAACTCTCTACTTACTGCGTTCTCAGTATCAATCAGTACTGCAACACCACCTTGCTTTTGTGTTTCAGCAAGGAGGTGAGCAGATACTAATGATTTTCCGGATTGTTCTAATCCTGTAATTTCGGCGATTCTACCAACGGGAAATCCACCATAAGGACGATTTGAAATGGCAACGTCTAACATTGATGCACCTGATGAAACCCACCCCGATACATCGGTGGGTGCGTCTCCACCATCCAAAAAGAATGCTACTTTTTGGTCTTTCGCTTGTTTGTTTAATGAATCAGCAAGAACACTTGCCAAATCATCTTCTTTTGTCTTTTTTGCCATTAAATTTAGGTATTATCCGTTAAATAAATCATCGAAAGCAGATGCAACATCATCTAACTTCTTTCTATCTTCAACCTGTGGTTGAGATGGAGGTGTACTCGGTGCTGTTGTTTGTGCAGCAGGAGCAGGTGTACTTGTTGGAGTTGATGAAAGTGCTTGTTCGGTTACACTTTCTTGCCCTTCTTCTGCAGTTGGGTTTAACCATCCTTCCAATACTGATTTCAACTCATCGTAAGATAACTCTGAATAGATATCGGTAATATTAGTTTGATTCTCCATAAAGTTAGTTTGTGCAGATGCATCTTCAGATAATGGAGTCTGATTAGGTTTTACACGAACAGTAGTTACAGGGTATGAAGTTCCTGCATCTTCTGCAGATGTATACTCAATAGTAATATCTCTACCACTTGTTGGGTCAGTAATATCACCATAATCAGGGTCTGCGATGTATCCTAAGAGTTCTTGATAAACAGTTTTACCGAATCCCCAAAAGCGAACACCTTCACTCTCCTCACCACGAATGATGACAGGAACGAATGTTCTTAATTTTGGTTCCATTTTCTTGGCTGCTTTCCAATCTTCTTTATCACCCATTCTCTTCAACTTATCAGCAAACTCTACGATAGGGTCTGGACGTCCGAATGAACTCGGAGACAGATACGTTTTGTTGTTGATGTTGTAGTGAAAGAATAACTCGATGAAAGGATTTTCAGGAGAAAATGTGTAAGGAACAATTCTTACTTGATGTTTACCTGGAGTAGGTTTCCACAAATTGTCTTTGCGGTTTGACGTGTTTTGCAGTTTGTTCAGTCTGCCTCTGATAGCGTTCAAATCGAGTGCCATAATTTTTAAATTTTAAAGGTTTATAATTTTATTGGTTTTATTTTAGTGTCTTTCCTACACCTTATATAAATATCAAAAAACTCTATTTTTGGTAGAGTTTCTCTCTATTTGTTGATACAAATATACGAAAAGTTTTCCACAATTCCAAACTTTTTTTAACTTTTTTTTCATGGGGTGAAAATCTGCTGAAGTTGTCCATTCCATCGTAGTCTAAATCGTTTGAATTCATATCTTTCATATTTTTGTTGAATACAAATATACGAAAAATAATTGATATAAACAAACAAAGGGGAAAATTTCTTTTCCCCTCGTGTTTATTCTAAAATTAATGTGTGTCTATTAAGTCCGTTGTCATTATATTCGATGTAGCAATGATGCCCCATGTTTTGTATGACATAATCTACATCTGATAGAATAATTGACTTTCTATGACTACCCGATTGTAACGTATGAGTAATAGTATCATACTCGATTATCTCAAGAGTATCCTGAACTTGGAATACTCTATGAACGGGTTCTCCTGCTAATCCCTTATTTACAACTCTACAATAAACTTTCATAATTTACCACATTTGTATTGTTTCAAAGAATGCTACTTGCAATCTACACCACAATACTTTTAGTTTTCGTTTCATCTTATAGTGATACTAACATATCCAATAGTTCCTGTTGTGGGAACATATCGAATTTATCTTTACGAGTGTTAGTATGAGTCCATACACCTTTGATTCTACCATAGTACGCATCTTCGTTGAACTCAAATGCATCAGCACCATGTTGTTTAACTAACGCAGGTAAACCAGCGGTGATATCGATTCCATCTCTTTCAGCAATGAATCTTAACCACTTCTCTAATGCTTCGATTTGTTTGTTTGAGTATCTATGCCAAGTTGAGTGTCCTCTAAATGGTTTATCTAATGTTACGATTTGTGATTCTTCTACCGTTGTACCAGCATAAGTTTTACCATCTTTCACATATCCAAAGTTACATACCTCCATACCAATAGAGTTTACGTGCATCTTTTGTGAACCATTCTTACCTAAGTGGTAACCCCAGTTTCCAGCAGGGAATGCTTGAACTACTTCACCATCGTATTTTTCATCGTTACCTTTTACTGAAGGTCCACCCATTACGAATTCAGTTGCGATTGCACCATTCTTATCCGCATCCCATTGTTTGATACAATTGTATGGGTTGTGCCAACCAGCGGTGTGGTGGATGAATACCCACTCAGCGTTGATTGGTCCTTTTTTATATTCATCATCCGGCATAAAGTATTCGATAATCTCTAAACCATTTGAAGTTGTATATGGTTTCTTAGTGTATAAACCTTTAGCATCTTCAGGATTTGCTCCACCTGAACCATTATCAGTATCCAACAATTCCATTTTAGCCAAAGTTCCTCTACCAACTAAACCGTCAGCATCCAAACCATTTGCGGCTTGCCATTTCTTTACTGCTTCAGCAGTACCTGCTCCGAAGATACCATCGGCTGCAACACCAACGATTTCCTGTACATCTTTTACGAGTTCTCCTCTTGAACCAATTTTTAGTAGCATAATTATTTCTATATTAGTTTTGATTAAATTCT